GTCGGGCCCCCCCTGCTTCTCTTTTACGTTTCAAACGCCCGCCCGATGATAAACCGGGCGTATATGTCCGCTATGTCCTCCAGCGATTCCACGCGGGAAAAATCCTGTCCGGCGCACGTCGCTTCGTAAATGGTCCCATAGAACGCGGCCCGCTTCCTTGCCGGTTGCGCTTCTATGATCGCCCGGACCCGCTCGAATGTGTCGGCCCCCATGACCGCTTGAAGCCGCGTCCGTTCTTCGTCCAGTTCCGCCGCGTCCTTGACCGCTTCCACGAAAACCGGGTGAAAGGTCACTTTGCATTCGTTCACGCCTGTTCCCCCCAATTTTCCCCGATTCCCGCCGCCGCGTCAAGCGTCTTTTCCAGCCACTCATTCAAAGACATTCCCGCCGCCTGCGCCGCCGCAAGGTAAATTTCCTTTTTCCCTTTTTTTACATACGGGTAAAGTCTGTCGTAATTCTCTGCGTTCCACTTGTTTTTTGCGCGGGTGTTGCTTGCGTACTTCTTTTTTTCCATTCCCGGCCCCTCCTTTCGGGTTGCTTCTTGATTATAGCACCTTTTCAATACTCACGCAAGTATGAAATTCTGCACAATCTCACGTGAGTATTTTTGTGCAACTTTCCCCGTTGACTTTTCATACTCACGTGAGTATAATAATAATCAGAAAGAGGGAAACACAAGCCGCCCGGTTGCCGGGGCGTAAAGTTCGGCAACGGCCAACCTTACGGGCCGACACGAAAAGGGGGCCGACACGGTACAAAGTAACTTCAACATTTCGTTTAATATATGGAGGTAGTCAAAATGAAAAAGTTTGAAATCGGCAAGGAATATTTCGATACCAGCGCCTGTGACCACAACTGCGTTTTCACCATCAAGATCGTGAAGCGCACCGACAAAACCGTGACGTTTGAGCGGAACGGCAAAACCCGCCGGACAAAGCTGTTCAGCGACGAACGCGGCGAATATATCATTCCTTATCGCTATTCTATGGCCCCGGTTTTCCGCGCCGAACGTGAGGTTCAGCCGGAAGAACCCGCGGAGGAATCCGCCGCCGCTCCCGCCGCGGAGGACGCGGCCCCCTCTAAGATCGTGACGATCTCCCAGCCCGCCGACGACGGTTCCGTGATCGTGATGATCGGTCAGCCCGTCGAACGGAATTGCGGGGCCTGCTTCCCGCTCGAAACGGGGACGGTTGTCGGTTTCGTCGATGTTCCCGACGGCGTAGTTCTCCGCGGCGGCGTGTTCGCCCTTGTCCGCTGGGACTACAACCCGGACCGGCCCGAACGGGTCCGCCTGTCCGACATTCACCGCCGCGGCTGGCGGTCTGCGAACGGCTCCCCGCTGGGCGTGTTCGTCCGCTGATACTTGACCGGGGCGGCGGCTTCCGCCGCCCCTCCCATAAAGAGAACGGAGGTTTTGAAAATGTGTAAATCGGTTGAAGCGTGCCGGGCGGAAAGCGTGCGGATTCCCCGCGTTGTGAACGGCCTTGAAGCGTGGATTTGCAAAAGCGAAAGGTTCCATACTTTCGGCGTTCGGTTTTACGCCCCCGGCGAAATCTCCCCCGGCGATTCTTTCCCCGTGGACCATGACGGAATTTTTACCGCTGTTGAAAGGCTGTAAGGGGGTTGCAGATCGTGGTAATGAAACCGCACCGGGCAACCCGGACGGCCCGCACCCGTTCCCGCAGGTTCGGCGGGCACTGTGAAGCCTGCGGGAAGTCCCTTTGCAGTTGTCAGGCGTACCAATATACGGATGAAAGCAACGGCGCAATCACGGCCAGCGCCCCGTTCCTGTGCCGGTCTTGCTATGAACTCCGTTACGGCGTAAAGATACCAACAGAAGCCGAACACTGCAAAGCGCGCCTTCTGGAAAAGCTGGGCCGTTATGCAGACGCTTTCCCAGGCGAAAGGGACCGTGATCTTGTTTCCCGAATTATGCGCCTGATAGACAGCACAGACTAAACATAAAGGCCCGCCGTGGAAAATCCCACAGCGGGCCTTTATGTTTACCTAATAGCGCAATTAGTAGAATTTAATAATTTCGCCACTGGTTTTTCGTACAATATTCCAGCTTGACTAATTACGTTATTGCTATTATAATAATACTTGTAAGGCAGGGGCGCAAGCCCTTTACGAAAGGGAGTGAGGCAATGGAAGAAATGGCAAACGCCGCTGAAACCATCGAAAAGCTGGCGCGTGAAGCCGAAAGGCTTCAACTTCTGGAAGTAGCCAGAGGTTGCAAAGATTTGGACGAGTTTATTAAAAAACTCGAAACCGCAATCAAAAGCAACTAAAAAAAACGGGATAGCGGCCCCCCCTCAAAGAAAGCCGCTACCCCAACCCCGAAAGGCTGGCCGGGAGCCTTACCCCGGCCACCTTGATTGTAACAAAGTAAGGCCCAAAAATCAAGGAGGCGTTTTGAAATGAATATTTTCCATCCCGGCGAAAAATATAAACTTATCTTTTCCGCACACCCCCGCGCGGGCACTGTTGCCGGATATGTCGAAATAGTTTCCGTTGATCGTATCCCTGAATCTGAAATGCAGTTTCATAGAACCGGCATTAAGGAAAATTTTGACGCACATTGTGGCACAATTTCTTTCATCGTTCACAGCGAATCCACAAACAAGAAAATTAAAAAGGCCGTTCTTATTCGTAGCCGTGTAAGCAAGGCGTGGGCTGATGAATATTGCGGCGGCGAAACCGAATATGAATGGTTTTCCCCTACAAAAAGAAGTTACTATACCATATCTTCCGAACGGGACAAAATTTGACCGCAAACGCAAAAAGCCCGCCGTGGATTTCTCCACAGCGGGCTTTCACGTTGTCCGAATCGGTCAACCACTAATATATTTTTCGGGGCCGTCCTTATCTGCCGTTTGCACAGCCACAAATTCAACGCCGTTCAGCGGGTCAGATTCAATATAGTTCTTCACGTTTTCATTCGTGCCCCACTGTTTCTTTGCTTCTGTCAGGGCCGCTTCAATCATCGTGTCAATATCCTTTTCTGTGAAAAGCAGTTTCAGGACGGCGGGCAAGCGCTGGTAAATCCAATCAGAAACCGCCGCGTATTTCAACGCGCCGGTCCCGCTCCCAAACTCCCGTTCTGCCTGCGTAACCAGATTGAAAAGGATATGATTCAAAATCTTCGTTTCGCCGCGCTTCACCAGCACGACGCAAAGAACGATGAATGCCAGCACGACAAGCACGCTGTCCCAGTTCGCCAACAGGAAATAAATAATGTTCATGTTCGTTCCTTCCTTTCTTACACCGCGCCGCCCAGCGCACACAAAAGCAGATCAAGACTTGCAACCTTTCCGCAGTTCTGCAACCAGTATTCCGGGCTGTCAACCACGCCCGCCCGAACCAGCGCGTCCACGCCGTCTTTCGCCGTTGTGGTCCGCGTTCCGGCCTTCGTGATCTTTGCCGCCGCCTTCTCAAACAGAAGGCCCAAATACTGAACCTTGCCGGAATTGATAACCTGCGCCCAGTAGTCCGGGGAATTGATAACCCCCAGCGCGGCCAGCTTCAAAATTGCCGCTTCCGCGCCCGTGGCAATGTCCGCCGCGTCCACCCATCCGCAAACCGTGGAACCGCCGCCGATCTCCCGGATAAGCTGGTAAGGGTGTTTGGCCCCCTTTACAATCTGCGTAACCTTCGCCGCTCCCGGCTTGCAGGGCTTCCCGTTGGCCGCGTTCGCGCTGGTATAATGCAGATTGCCCGTAAAGGCCACCACAGCGCCCACAGAAGGCGCAGAAGCGCCGGACGTGTTGACGGTCCCCCCGGACGTTCCGGGCGTTCCTGCGGCCCCTGCGCCGCCCGTGGAGGGTGTTCCCGTCGTGTCGTACTGTGTCAGCCCGTATTTTTCGATAAGCTGAACCAGCTTCGTTGTATAGGCCGGGTCCGTGGCATACCCATCTTCCCGGACATACTGGCACGCCTTTTTATAATCCGTACAGCCCCGCAGGTTTTCATACCTTTTCAGCCGCAGGAAAAGCGCCGAATGGTCCGCCACGCTTTCCGCCCAACTGGGATATTTGCGGAAAGCCGCCGTGATCGTGATATGTTTTGAACCGTCCCATTCCTGCGTTTTGCAGGAAATGGAAGCGCCGTTATATGCCCCCTTGATTCCAAACAGGTTGTTTGCCTTCAAGGTCAGCCCGGATTTTCCCCACCCGCTTTCAAGGATTGCTTGCGCAACCGTCAGGCTTGCAAGGATTCCCGTTTTCTGCATATCCGCCGCCGCCATTGGTCCGATCTTATCAAGGAAGGCCCGCTGTTCAGCCGTTGCCATTCGTATTCCCTCCCTTACAGATTCCCGATTTCTGAAACGCTGTCCACGATCTCAGGATTGTTTTTCTTGATCTTAATTACATTTTCCGCCTTTGCCTTCCACGCATAAAATATAATCACCGTGGCCGTGGGCGCTCCTATGTAGGTCAAAAGCGTTCCCAGTTGTTCCGGGTATTCCAGAACGATTTTCACGCCCACAGCCACACCCAGAAAGTAAGTAGCCATAACCAGCATTAAAACCAGTTTTATAAACTCCACCTTCCAGCGGCGCGCGCCCTTTCTGGACTTCCGCCGCCGCGCGTGGTATGCGTAGAAAAGCGCCGCCGCAAGGAACCCCAAAAGGCCCCCCACGGCGGCAACGGCCAGCAAAACAAAGATGTTCATACGGCCCCCCTTTTAGTCCGGGTTGTCCGTGATCTTCTCCAAACGGTCCAGTCTATGGTGTGCCTGCTTTGCAGAAGATTCAACCGCCGCCATACGTTCGGCCATTTCCAAATACTGAGCGTCCTGCTTTTCCTGCTTCCGCTTAATATCGTCTGTGTTGGCCTTGATATAGCCGATTTCGGTTAAAAGCGTTCCGTTCTCCCGCCCGTCCTGCTGTTCGTCGCTTTTCTGGTTCCGCTTGAAGGCCATAAACCCGAAAAGGATAGAACAGCCGGTTCCGACCAGCCCGAACAGGCAAACCGCCAATTCCCACGTCATAGTTTCACCCCTTGCAGAAAATTCCCCCGGCGCGGTAACTGTCCGCGCCGGGGGTCCGTCTGCGCCGTCTTACAGCGCCACTTCGCAGGCTTCCAGAATTTCCGCCACGTCCGCTTTCAGGCGTTCGGGCACCTGCTCCATTGTCTTTTTGCCCTTGATAATCAGGGTTGCATACACAACGGCCATTTCCTTTACCTCCCTTCCGCAAAGCAGTTTTGCAAGGATAAAAAAGAAGTTACTTCCCATCGGAAAGCAACTCCTTTACCTTGTCGCGCAAATGTGCCGGAACCTGTTCAATGGTTTTCAGGCCCTTTTTGATAAGATCAGCGTACACCTTCGCCACGATCATTCACCCCCGTTCCCGCCGCCCAGCGCGGCCATTTCGTAAACGTCGCAAAGGGCAAGTTGCAGGTCTGTTACCTGCGCTTCCAGCGCCGCCGCCGTTGATTTCAGCGCCTTGTTCTCCGCCGTCAACTCTTCCGGCGTTTTCGGCCTTTTGGCAATGCTGGTTTGCTTGTGCTGAATAGCCATTACTCAAAATTCCCCCCTACACTCTGAATGAAGCAATCCCCGGTTGCGTTCTTCCGCTTCACCGAAATTTTGAAGTTGAACCCCCAGCTTTCGGCGGTTTTTTCCCTGTTGGAAAGGAAGAATTTGTTCCCCGTGGTTACTGCCTGCGTCACGTCCTCCCATGTGGGGGCCGCGTCAAAGGCGTTGTTGCAGGCATACACTTTCAGTTCCGCGCCTGCTGGAATCTGCCGTGTAACGGACATAATGGCCTTTGTCAACATATCATCGGCGGGCAATGGAGCGGAAAGCATAAATTCCAGTTCCGTTTCATTCTTCGCAAACTGGAACGTCCGTGTGGCAACGCCGCCCGCGCTGTCCTGCGCTTCCACGGTCAGCGTGTGGGAACCGTTCTGGATTTTCACCCAATCCGCCTGCGTAATGGTAAAGGTGTACTGCGTGCCGCTGTTGGCTGTGAACGTCCGCTTCACCGTGCCGTCGATCTTCTCCGTGGCCGTGATCGTCTGGCCGCTATCTTCATCCGTGATCGTGTACGCCTGCGAAAACGGGCCGGTCTTTGTGCCTAAATCCGAATCCGTCCCGCTGATAACGGGCGGATGGTTGTTCACAACGGCTTTCTGCTGGCCGGTATAGTATCCGCTTTCCAGCCCTGCGCCGTCGTAAGCCTTTACCCGGTATTGTACCGTGTTCCAGCCGAACGTGATTGTATCCGTATAAGTACGGTTCAGGCCCTTGTAAACCTGCGCGTATGCGCCGCCGTTGGCGGAACGCTCCAACACGTAGCCGGACAAATTTCCTTCCGGGTCCGTGGACTGGCCCCAGCTAATCACAGCCGTTTTCCCGCCCTCCACCGTTCCGGGCATTGTCAGACTTCCGGGGGTTGTGGGCGGCTGATTCCAGATAATCGTATAGGCTCCGTCGCTGTCCGTGTTGTCAGATACCAAGATTTCAGATTTCAAATTACAAAGCGGACGCACGCCCTCGCCGCCGTAGTAAGCGTCCGCGAAGCTCAGCGTGCCGTCAGCGTCGACGTTGCGCACGCTGTACGAGTACGACGCATACGGCGTGCGTAGATACCACCACCACGGTCTTCCAACGGCAAGCCCGCTTGTTTTATATTCGCTGTTGCTTACGGCCTCCGCCGTGGGATAGGCAAGGCGGGAATTGTTGTCGCTGAAAATTGCCAGCTTGCTTCCCTCCGCAACGTTGTTTTCGTTGGCAAGGCCCACTTCCGTTGTGGAGGCATAGAACACTTTCCGCGTGATCGTTTCCGAACCGCCGCCGTCCGTAACCGTGTTTTTCGCAACCGTGATCGTGGTATTCAACAGGGCGGCTTTCATGTTGGCCGAAAAGCCGTTCAGAAAGCCCGCCTGCGCGTCGTACTCATTGTAATTGCTCCACACATTCGCGTTCGTGGGGGCCGCGTCCGCGCTGTGCGTAGCCGCCCACCACCGGCCCGCCGCCGCGTCGCTGTTCAGCCATTTGTCAATGTTGGAAAGCGAATAGCGGTTATTTCCGTAGCTTCTGCGGTTTCCGTCGCTGTTGCCGCTTTCCATAGCGTCAAAGCATTTCAGCGTAATGATTTTTTCCGTAATCAGGGTAACGCTCCCGGACGGATAGCCCACGTGGTTCTTGTCCGCAATTTTCCAGACAATCGGCTTTCCGTAATACAGCGTTCCCGTGTCCTTGACTAACGCACCGTTAGGCAAGGAACCTAACGTTTTCGACATATTGGTTCCTCCCCAAATAGATTTTTATAGAATCGGTCCATTTCCCGCAACAGGTGGTAACAATCCCCCTTGCTTGCGTGGCCTCTCCAACTGCGGTAAGATTGCCGGACTTCTTTCATGGAAATCTTTCCCGCGTCCAAAAGGCCCTTCATCTTCACAAGTTTTCTTTTCTCATTGTTTTTGCTCTTCCTCCTAACTTTTCTTATAACTTTTCCCGTGTCGGTTAAGTAGGTATGAAACCCCAGAAAGTCCAGCCCATTTTTCAACGGAAATATGTTCGTTTTTGCGTTCAGATATAGGCCCAGCTTTGCAACGTGCTTTTCGATCTCCACGCGGCAATACTGCAAATATTCCTTGTCCGGGTGAATCAAATAGAAATCGTCCATGTATCGCCCGTAATGCTTGATTCCCAGCTTTTCCGTTATAAAATGGTCCAATTCAGAAAGATACAGAACCGCAAACCATTGCGAACTTTGGTTGCCGATTGGAATACCCGGATTTTCCGTTGAATCCAAGATCATGGTTATCAACCATAGAACGTCCGGGTCTTTGACAAAGTGCTTGATTTTGTGAAATATAATTTCGTGCTGAATGGTGTAGAAGTATTTTCCCACGTCGCATTTCAGCACCCAGCCTTCCGCATACCCTCCCTGTTCAACGGGAATCTGCGGCAAGCCCGCCGCCCGGCGCGCTTCCTCCGCCTGCGCCTTTCTGGAAAAGAAATAGCGCTTCAAATGCGTTTCCAGCCGGTCCAGCCCGTCCAGCGTGCCTTTTCCCCGCTGTCCGGCGTAGTTGTCCCGGATAAAGGTTTTCAAAAGCGCCGGTTCAATCACATTGTCGCATAAACTGTGCTGTACCACCTTATCCTTGAACGAATTTGACATTACGGTTCGTTCTTTTGGTTCCCAAACCTTGAAAACGTTATAGTCTTATAGCGTATAGCGTTTGTTTTTCAGAAGAGCGCCCAGCAAAAGAAGCGCTTCAATCAGGTTCGCTTCAAACTTCGCAACGCTGGCCTTGTCCCTCTTGCCCCGCCGCGCCATCAGAAAACCCGCGTGAAGGTTTCCAAAATCCACTACCTTTTCAAAGTCAGTCATTCAAGGAATCTCCTTGCCGTGTATAGTTTCGGCCTTACGGACATTGCCGCCCGCAATGCCTCCACATCAGCAATCTTGTGTTAGCCCTCGCTGTTCCCAGCGGCGGCGGGAAATGGCTTCCTTTGGTGGTGGTCCTCAGTGTTCGGCCTTTTGGCTTAATAAGTCGCGGTATTCCACCAGAGCGGACGCACGCCCTCGTTGCCGTTGTAAGCGTTCGTGTTGCTCAGCGTGCCGTCAGTGTTGACGTTGCGCACGTTGTACGAGTTCGACGTTCCAAGCCATACCCCAGAGCGGTTA